CTTAGAAACCCGATTGCTAGAGCCATTAACAAAACAATAAAACTTAAACCACCCAAGCTCCCCGAACCAACGCCCAGTAGAGAAGTTGTTGATGAAGTCTCAGGGATTTTAGCAGTTGCTCCAAACAAAACAGAACGAGCTCAACAGTTAGTTAAGCAATCAGCAAAACAAGCTGAAGCAATGGCTATTATGGAAAGATCTAAAGAACTTAAAAAAATGGCTTATCATAATCCATTATCGTTTGGTGGAACTAAGAAAGATGGTATAGGTTCTTCGTTATGGGATTTTATTGCACGACACCCTATCGATACTGCAAGAAAACCTAAAGATTGGATTAGAGATTTTCAATCAAAAGGAATAGGTAATTTTAAAACAGGTAATCCTGATTTTAAAATGATTGATCAAAGTATTAAACGAGATGAGTTATGGGACTCTAACTTATTGCAATTAGACAAAGATGGTCGAGTCGTAGGTGGCTTTTTAAAATATGCTGATGAGAAGAATCTTCCATTAACTAAAATGGATTTATTATATATTGTAAACAAAGCTCCTGTTAATAAACTTGTTACAAAACGCTTCTCAACTAACCCTAAACTAGCTGATGAAGTTCAAGATATGAGTAGTAAGATCACAAATGCATCTTACAATTTAGAATCTAAATTATTAAGTCTACAAGCTAACTATGCTGGAGATGCAGCTAAACAAGAAAAGATTAAAGAAGCAATAACTTTTGTTAGAAATTTAAATAACAGAGAACAAATGAATGTTGTAAGAGGCACTGAAGAATCTTTACGACAAGGTATACATACTTCTTTTAATGAAGGCTTATTTAAAAATCAGCTTCATCGATTAGGTAAAATTGATAAAGAGTTAAGAGACCTAGGTGTCGAGGTACCTGCTTCTTTTGGTGAAGAATTAGTAACGATACAAAATGCTAATGAAAATTTAATGAGAAGAGCAAGTTTATTTTCACAAGAAAATAAATTACCTAAATATGGTAGTCATGGAGACTATAGAAAACACGGGGGTTTAAGTTATCATGAAGATGTAGTTTACTATCCAGAAAAATTACCTTTTGGTATGGAATTACCTGAAGGATTTCAAAAGCACTATAGTTCTCTACCTAATCAAATTTATCATGTAAGATATCAATATCGTCAAGGAGCAAATCCTAATCAAAGAATTATTTCAATTGATGAAATACAATCAGACTACCATCAAAAATTACAAAAAGAAAATCCAATAAGAGATAAAGTTGTAAATCCATTTGGAGCAGAAGTTGAATTTTTTTCATCTAATAGAAAACTAGAAGGCTTAATAGATGAGATGAAACAAATTACAGATAAAGGTCGTAATATGACTAAAGAAGATATAAGAAAATATTATACTTTAGAAAATGATTTTAACGAAGTAAGAAAGAATACATTAAACTTAGCAAGTATCGCTGAAAGAAATGTTGCTTTAAAACCAGACGCAATTCCATTCTTACCTTTATACGGAAAAGAAAACTGGGGAGTGCACGCTATTAAAAATACAATCAAACAAGCAGCTCAAAGAGGAGATGCAGATTGGGTTGTAATAAATCCTGTTGAACAAATACATCATTTAAAAATATATGGTGGAAGAAATAGATTTTTAGGTGACATAGAATTTTATGGAACAAGTACAGGTAAAGCAGGTTTTAAAAACTATGGAAGAAAACAAAATGTTGTAACGAGAGATCCAGAAAATCCAACTGATACATCAGCAACAAAACCAATTAAAGATTTAACAGATTCTAAAAAAGAAGCTACTATTCCTAATGTGATGAAAAAATTAGCAAGACAATACAATTCAGAGGTTAAAACTATTGAAGTTGCTAAATCAGATGTTAATAAACCTTTTAAAGTTATTGATACTAGAGGAACAGAAAAAGCAAAAGACTTTGGTTTAAAACCTGATGATGTATCAGATCATAGAGCAGCTTTTGCTAGTAGAAAAGATGCAGAGCTTTATTTAGATCAATTAAATCAAAGTAGTAAGTTTTATATTGATATGATTCCTGAAGGAGATCCAAGACTATATTATAAAGCTTTTGGTATAAAAATCACTCCTGAGATGAAAACTAAACCTTTCAAAGCTTACCAAGAAGGCGGTCTAGTCGTAAATATATTTGCATGATATTATAATTCTGTTATAACAAAAAGGAGATATATATCATGGCAAGCAAAAAACTAAAACAAGCATTAATGGCTGGACTAGCAGGAGCTGCTCTAGTAGGAGTTAATAAAATGAAAGCCAATGCTTTAAAAAAAGCAGTTACAGATACAGGTGACTTCGGTTCTGAAGCTAGAAATAATATTGAATTAATTAAAGGCGATACTCAAAACACAAGAGGTGCTGTTAATTCAATGATTCAAAAAAGAACTAAAAACAGAGGTATGGGTATTGGATTTGATTCAGTATTCGGAGATCTACCAGCAGGTGCTAACAAAGGTAAGATGATCAAAGCTAATAACGGTACTATGGTTATTGCTAGAGGAAACAAATTAGCAAGAAGTAAACCTACAAAACTAAGTTAGTATGGCTGAAGTAGAAAAACAAAATGAACTTCCTGAAACTGAAGAAGAAGTTGAAGAAGTTGATGTAGAGGTTGAAGGTGCCGAGGACGAAGCTCCTCAGCAAGAAGAGCCTGAAGAAGACTTTTACAGAAACTTAGCAGACGAAATGGACGAGAGAACTCTCGGACGTATTGCTCAAGAACTTATTTCAGATTTTAAGAAAGACAAAGTTTCAAGAGGGGATTGGGAACAAGCTTACACACAAGGTTTGGACTTACTTGGTTTCAAGTATGTAAACAATACAAGACCGTTCCAAGGTGCGAGTGGTGTTACCCATCCTCTTCTTTCAGAAGCAGTTACACAATTTCAAGCACAAGCATACAAAGAATTATTACCAAGTGATGGACCTGTAAGAACTCAAATTATAGGTGCTGATACTCCTGAAGTTTCACAACAAGCTGAAAGAGTTCAAGATTTTATGAACTATATGTTGATGGAACAAATGGAAGAGTACACACCAGATACAGACCAATTATTATTTTATTTACCATTAGCAGGATCTGCATTTAAAAAAATTTATTATGATGAAATTAAACAAAGGGCAGTTGCTAAATTTGTACCTGCTGAAGATTTAGTTGTTCCATATTATGCAACAGATTTAAAAGATTGTGAAAGAATTACACACATTGTTAAGATGTCAGAGAATGATGTGCTTAAACAACAAAAAGCAGGATTCTATAGAGATGTAGAATTGTTACCTAAACAACCTGAAAGAAGTCCAATACAAGATAAGTTGAACGAATTAGAAGGTGTAAAACCTGCTGGAGAAAAAGAATATCAATATAATATTTTAGAAATGCATATCGATTTAAATTTAAATGAATTTCAAGAAGAAAATGCAGAGAAAGAAGTTAAATTACCTTACATCGTATCGATTGATGAAGGTTCAGGAGAAGTTTTATCTATTTATAGAAACTATAATCAAGATGATGACACTTATCAGAGAAAAGAATACTTCGTACATTACAAATTTTTACCTGGTTTAGGTTTTTATGGCTTTGGTTTGATACATATGATAGGTGGATTATCTAGATCTGCTACTCAAGCACTAAGACAATTACTTGATGCAGGTACTTTAGCGAACTTACCTGCTGGATTTAAGTCTAGAGGTATAAGAATTAGAGATGATGACCAACCTTTTCAACCTGGAGAGTTCAGAGATGTTGATGCTCCCGGTGGAAATATCAGAGATCAGTTCCAAATTTTACCTTTTAAAGAGCCAAGTGCTACTTTATTCCAACTTTTAGGCTTTGTAGTACAAGCAGGACAGCGTTTTGCAGCGATTGCAGACATGCAATTAGGTGAAGATGCACAAAATAGAGCTGTTGGAACAACAATTGCTCTCTTGGAGCGTGGTTCAAGGGTTATGAGTGCTATTCACAAGCGATGTTACTATGCAATGAAGCAAGAATTTAGACTTTTAGCAAAAGTTTTTGCTGATTATTTACCTCCAGTGTATCCATATGCAGTAACTAACGCAGATAGGTTCGTAAAATTACAAGATTTTGATGATAGAGTTGATGTTATTCCTGTTGCAGACCCAAATATCTTCTCAATGGCACAAAGAGTAACTTTAGCAAACGAAAATTTAAAAATTGCAGCTTCAAATCCACAAATGCACAACTTAAGAGAAGCTTACAGACGAGTTTATGAAGCTTTAGGTACAAAAAATATTGATGCAATATTAAAACCTGATCTTCAACCACAACCAGAGGATCCAGCAACTGAAAATGCTAAATCATTACAAATGCAAATGTTAAAAGCGTTTCCTGAACAAGATCACGATGCACATATTATGGCTCATAGAGCATTTATGGCAACAAGAATGGTTCAAATCAATCCAATGGTATATGCATTACTACAAGGACACATATCTGATCACATTGCATTAAAAGCTCACGGAGAAATTGGAGATTTAGTACAAAATACACCTGAATTACAAATGCAAGCACAAGCAGATCCACAAGGATTTAAAGTTTTATTTGATTCTATGGTTGCTAAAAAGGTTGCAGAGATAACTATGATGTTAGCTCAAGAAGAAGCAGGTGGTCAAAAAGAAGATCCATTAGTTGCATTGAAACAAAGAGAATTAGATTTAAAAGCTATGGATATGCAAAGAAAGGCTATGGAAACTCAACAAGACATAGAAAGAAAAGCTATGGAGTTTGAAGATCGTATAGACCTTGATAAAATGAAATTAGAATCTGCGGAAGATCAAGCTGCAGAACGAATTAGAATTGCGGAGGAGAAAATGGATATGAACGAAAGAATACAAAGGGAGAGATCTAATGCCACTAAACGACAAAGGTAAAAAAATTTTAGCTTCGATGGAGAAGCAATACGGTAAGAAAAAAGGTAAAACTGTTTTCTATGCTATGGAAAATTCTGGAAAATTAAAAGGAATTAAAAAAGCATACTCAGGAGATTTTATGACTGCTGAAATGTCTAACAGTATGTATGAGTCAGGCAGAGCTGCAGCACAATCTTTTCAAGATAGTTATCAAGGTAGTGATGGTGGTAGTAATCAACAAACTACAGGACAAACTACAGGATCTAAAACAACAACTACAAAAGATTCAGGTAGTGGTGGTTCTAATTTAGTTAATATCGGTAAAGCTATATTAACTCAAGGTGCAGCTAAATTATTTGATTTACCAACAATGGGAATAACACTTGCTTCAAAAGCTATTAAACCCGTTCAACAGGCTCTTACACCTAAAACTGTAAAGGATATAGCTAATGCTAGACTTAGCGGTTCTTTTACAACAAAATATAATTATAAACCAACAGCACCTAATATAACTGGAGGAGATAATACACCTACACAATTATGTCCTGATGGAACAACACCTCCTTGTAAAACACCTACAACACAAATTAAAAATCCTGTTTCAACACCTAATCCATTTTTATCTGGTTTTAAAGCTTATGATGATGGTGGAGAAGTTGTGATATCATCTAACGTAGATAAAGATTTATTATGATAGGTAAAAAATTCGGACCACCACCAAAGAAAGGACCTAACCCACAAGTTCCACCGATAAAATTTGGTGAAGGTGGAATGAAGTGTCCTCATAGAGATTTAACAAATAAAAATATGTATCCTGGTAACAACAGAATACAAATTAAAGGTTTTAAATTTATAGGAGTTAGATAATGTTTAATTGGTTAAAAAGTTTATTTAAAATTAAACCGTATGAACCTGTAGTCTTTGAAAAAAAGCATTGTAATCATCACGAACAATTTAAAAAAGGTTGTTCAGAATGTAGAGCATTAAATGCCTAGTAGTCCTAGCGATACTGCAAAAAAAGTATTAGCAAATAGACCTGAGCAGTGGCTTGAGTTTGAT